GCTCCACTGCCGTCGCCGGGCCCTCAACCAGCTCCGGGGATGAACGGCGCACCCCCAGTGCCGAGACCAGTGATGGGTGACAACATCGGGGCGGGTTTGGAGCCACCAGCCGATGTTCACATCCGCGTAACGTCCGAGGACACCACGCCGCCTCCGCCTCCCGAGGCTCCGCCGCCGACAGAGCCCGGACCGCCACAGCCGGAGCCGATTGTCGCGAACATGGTCCCGGCACCTCCGCCGCCCGGAATGCCCAGCCAGACCGACATCGAGACAGCGGCTGCCGTCGTCGAGAAGGCCCTTGAGATCGTCCTCGACGACGATGTTTCACATGAAGCCGTGAAGGCAGCCGTGAAAGACCTGATGCTGCCCGGACGCGGCGTCTGCCGGGTGCGCTGGAGCCCTCAGATTTCCTCCCAGCCGCTGCCCGGCGGCCCGCTCCCCGACGGCACTCCCCCGACCGAGAAGGTCAAGGTCTGGGAGACCGTCACCGACGAGTATGTCTACTGGGAGGACATGCTGATCGATCCAGTACGACAGTTCGGCGACACCCAGTGGGTCGCCTTCAGGCATCTGTTCGACGAAAAGGCCCTGATGGCGGAGTTCAACGACAGCGAACAGCTCCAGAGGCTCCAGAAGGCCGGCAAGCTGCACGAGGTCCTCAAGTGGACCGAGGAGAGCGCCGCCAAGGACGCCGTCGCCGGCAGCCCGATGAAGACGGCGGACAAGCTCGGCGATGTCATCAAGAAAGCCATGGTCTGGGAAATCTGGAACAAGACAACCCTTGAGATCATCTGGTTCATCCGCGAGGTCGAGGGCATCACGCTCCGCGTCGATCCCGACGCGCTCGGGCTCTCCAATTTCTTCCCGATCCCCCGGCCCCTCTTGGCGGTCACCACCACCGACAGCCAGCTCCCCCGGCCCTACTACGACCTATACAAGCATCTGGCTGCCGACCTCGACGAGACCAGCCGGCGCATCAGCAATCTCACGGAGAAGATCAAGGTCAGGGGCGGTTTCAACTCGGCTAATCGTGATATCGCCAATATTCTCCTCGCCGACGACGGCAAGATGATCCCCGTCGATGGCATCGACCTGATGAACGGCGGACTGGAGAACCACATCTGGCTGGTGCCGATTGTGGACTGGGTCAACGCGCTGAAGGAACTCTATCTGGCCCGCGAGCAGATCAAGCAGGCGATCTACGAGGTGATGGGCATCTCCGACATCATGCGCGGATCGACCTCGCCCTACGAGACCGCCACGGCCCAGCGCATCAAGGGCACGATGGGCACCAACCGCCTCGAAGAACAGAAACAGACCTGCGCCAATTTCTCCCGTGATCTCCTGCGCATGAAGGCCGAGATCATCTGCAAGAACTTCGACGCCAGTACCCTCACCCGCATGACCGGCGAGGAAGTCACTCCAGCCATCGAGGCGATCCTGCGCGACGATTTCCAGCGCGCCTGCGCCATCGACATCGAGACTGACAGCACCGTGGCCATCGACGAGGCCATCGAGCAGGAGAGCAACGCCAAGATGCTGATGGCGTTGCAGGGCATCCTGCAAGGCGCGCAGGGCCTGCTGATGACGGGCGTCCTACCTCCTCCGATGGTGATGCAGTTCACGCTGGAACTTGCCAAGATGATGGTCCAGCCGCTGCGCAACTCACGCGGGCTCGTCGAATTGATCAACACCTTCCAGCAGCAGCTCGAACAGGCGGCCATAGCACAAGCCAACAAGCCGCCTCCGATGCCGCCCGGCGCTCCACCTCCGGGTGGTCCGCCCGGAGGGGGTCAACCCATGTCCCTCGCTGCCCCTCCGGGCGGCCCCATGCCGCCACCGAACGGCGGCATCCCGATGCAGTGAAAGGAGGCCGAAATGGCCGCGACCAGAGACGAGTACCACATCGAATTGCAGAAGAACTTGGCGCGCATGAACACCAGCCGCGACGAGGCGGTGCGGATGACCAACGAGCATTTCGGCTACGGCTCCTCGACGGCGCTCCAGCATGACGTTCCCGACACGCCCGCGCCGTCGCCGCAGCCGCACAAGACGAAGCCGCACAAGCCGCAGCCGCGCAAGAACAAGAAATGACCGACAACATTCAGGGAGGTTCCGATGCCGAGCCGAACAGCACGCCAGCACCGGGCAATGGCGGCAGCCGCCAAGGGAAAGTCGTCTTTGGGAATACCGAAGTCGGTCGGGGCGGAGTTCCTGAAGGCCGACAAGGGCAAGAGTTTCAAGGGCAAGCCGAAACCGAGATCGAAAAAGTAGACCTCGACCGCATCGTTGCCAGTAGCGGACGCCTTCTCGACCACGTCCGCCGCATCATGGCCGAGGAGCGTGAAATCTACATCGCCGCGCGCCAGCGCATCATCGTCCACGCGGCGAACGAAGCGGCCCGGCTGACCGAAGCCTTCAACGCCAGAATGGCGCAGTTCCAACTCGTCGAAACCAAGCTGGAGGTACTGGAAAATGCCGCAGAAGGAGATCGTTGAGACCTTCACCCACGAGGATCGCGAATACCACATCATGGGCCGCGACGGGCGCTACTACGTGCGCGACGACACCTCGACCGACCAAGGGCCTTTCGCTTCCATCGAGGAAGCCAAGGCGACCGTGACCGATCCCGATGCCGGCAAAGGGGCTCCGGTCGATCCCGGCGAGCCGGATGCCGCGTGAGCTGTTCAGCGGCTGGTCGGGGCTCCTGTGCTTGGGCGTTATGATGTGGATTATCCATCGCCGAATGCGCCGCCACCGCCGGTAGACAAGCTGTCCGGCTGCCGGGGCATCTTCAACGCGCTGATCTTCACGGCGCTGCTGGCCGTGCTGATCGGGGGAGCCGTGTACTGGTGGTTGTGGTAGACCTCGAAGCCGAGCGCAGCTACGTCGAGAGGCTCCGCGAGGAATGGCTGGCCGAGCGTGACAAGCTGCGCGCGACCATCGCGAGCAAGACCACGCCCGGACCCAATTACTGGGAAGCCGCGCGCCGCGCCGAGCAGCGGTTCTTGATGGCCGCCAAGGTCCTGTCGGTGCTGGAGGGCGTGTGATGCAGTGGAGCGTGATCGCGAACGCGGTGCCGGCAGCGAACCGGGTGCTGCGGTTCCTAGGCTGGAAGGATCGCAAGCCGGAAGATGTGTGGCCGTTCCCGTTCGGAGCCTTCGGCCCGCCGCCGCGCCCGCCGTACAACCCCTATCCGCGCAGCGACGCCGGGCAGAACATCGTCACCGTCCACGAGAACATCCAGAGCGGGAAGCCCAATGTTCGACCGTGACCTCTATTTCGACGCTGTCAGGGCCTCGCTGTTCTCGGGCTCCATGAGCCAGCGGCAGGTCGATGGCCAGAACGACATCCTCGACGTGTGGGAGCGGGTGCCGACCGTGGCCCCGAGCATCGTCCTCGACCTCCGCTGGCTCGCCTACATGCTGGCCACGACCTATCACGAGACCTCGAAAGAGATGTGGCCCATCGAGGAGTACGGGAAGGGCTCCGGGCAGCCCTACGGCGTCAAGGACAAGGAGACTGGCCAGACCTACTACGGACGTGGTTATGTCCAGCTCACTTGGCGTGAGAATTATCACCGCGCCGTGATCGAGCTGGGGCTTTCCGGCGAGGAGGACATCGAATGGCACGCCCACATGGCGCTCGACGGCGTCATCGCGGCGCGCGTCATGTTCCGGGGCATGTACTACGGCTGGTTCCGCAAAGACGACAAGGGCCCGCAGACGCTGCCGCGTTATTTCGGCCCCAGCGCCGACGATCCCTACATGGCGCGCGAGATCATCAACGGTGACAAGCACAAAATCCCGAGCTGGTCGAACGGCGTCTCCATCGGCAATTTGATCCAAGGTTACCACGACAAGTTCTTGGAGGCTCTGGAGACTTCCTTCATCAAGGAACCCCCCGCCCCAGAGCCCGAGCCTTCCGAGGATGTTCTTGGTTATACCGTGCGAATGTCCGCCAATGCTGTCGCGTTCGACATCCAGCTTGCACCCGGCGTCGCCATCGCGATCAAGGTCAACGACAGCGACTGGCAACCGTCTTAGCGTTTGCCAACTGTGCCATTTCGGGACTACAAGTGTCGGCCATCGCTACGGCGACACCCCGAGGGAGCCCTGACGATGTCGAAAACCTCCGAAAAAGCAGCCGCGTCCAGAGCCTCCACCCGCGAGGTCGAGGAGCCCGAGCAGACCACCATCACCGCCGGCACTTGGCCGAACCCCATCGACGGCTATCGCGCTGCCGTCCACGGCGTCGCTCTCGTCGGGCTGATCCCGGTAGGCGACGAAAAGACCCCATACCCGACAGGCACGCCACTCGGCGCGGGCAAGAAATTCTGGTTGCAGAACGGCTATTACAAGTCGGCCACGCCGACCTAAGGAGCCCTGTCGATGGCTGCATTCTCCGTGCTGCGGGAGCAGGACACCGCAAACGCGACTGCGAAGATCAACGAAATCGCCCCCGTCAACTGGCATCGGTTTCCCGGTGCCGTCGTTCCCCACGCACTGGCCAACGCCAACGCAGCGAAACCGCGCTACCTCGCTGCCGACTACTCCGGCAACGCCTACGGCGACGATGTTACGCAGGCCAAGGCCAACATCGCAGTTGCGCGGGCTGACGGCGGCGCTGCCGAAGTCATTCCATCGACGCCGCGCACGCAGTCCGAGAAGGCCGCCGCGCTCGGGACGGTTCTGGCGCAGGACGTGACGCGCAACCGTGGCTGGATCGCTCCGAGGCAGCCCTACGCTGCCGCTCCGGTGACGCCGGGAGCTGCCGATCCGACGCTTGCCTCGCTGTCGCCCAACACCGCCGTAGCGGGCGCGGCGACGCCGCAGTTCGTGATCAAGCTGATCGGCACCAACTTCACGATCTATTCGACCGTCCTCGTCGGCGGGCTCCCCGCGCCGTCGAACTACGTCTTCGTGTCGCCGACCGAGATCAGGCTCCAGATGAGCCCGGCGTCGTCGGTTGCCGGCACCACCACCATCGCCGTCGTCGATCACGGCGTGAAGACCGTTGACCGAACTTTCACTTGGACCTGACCATGGCTGACGAACCCGAGGTAGAGCCCCAAGCAGCGACCATCGTCACCGTCGGCAAGGACGAGCCCTACCCGACTGGGACCCCCTCCAACGCATGGACCGACCTCACGCGGGTGCATTTCCCGCAGAACCTCACCGATGGCCCATCGGGCACGTACAATTCGCCCTACGAGCGGCAGCGGGTGCAGAACTTGCGCGCTGGGGGCATGATCTCAGGAGGAGCGGCAGGCACATGACGGTCTACGTCTACCGGAACGGAGAGCTGGTGGAAAAAACGAGAGAACCGGCGAGAGCTTACCGCTTCACAGAATACGAGAGCCCCGTTAATGGGGCTCTGATCACATCGAGCAGACAACGAGAGCGCGACCTCAACCGCTCCGATGCCTTCGACCCTCGCGATCTAGGCAAAGATCACCAGTGGCGTCGCGGTAGGGAAGTTCAGGCAAAGGAAGCAACACTTGAGCGATCAAGGCCCCAACAGCAACTCGACTTCTGGCGGTAACGGTGCCGAGCCCCGCCAGTCGATCCGCGATGTTGCGGAAGCGGCTTACGATGAAGTTTCTGGCGTCTCCCAAGACGAAGGCGCGTCGCAGGAAAGCGATGCTGGCCAGCCGAGGGATGAACGCGGACGTTTTGCGGCCCAGAAGCCGCAAGAACCGGGTGTAGCAGAGCCTCAGGCTCCCAGCCCCGAAACCCAACCCGAGGCCCCAGCAACCCCGGCTGATCCAGCGGCGCAAGCGTCTAGCAATCAGAGCCCGGAACACTGGAGCGCGGAAGACCGCAAGCTCTACGAGCGACTGCCGCCGGACGCCAAGGCGTTCCTGACGCGCCGTCACTCGGAGATGGAGGCGGAATTCACGCGCAAGTCTCAGGCGAATGCGGGAGCAGTCCAAGCCCTCGCTGCGATCTCCCCGATCTTCAGTGACCCCGACATAGCCGCCTCGCTTCAGGCGAACCGAATGCACCCCGTGCAGGCGATCACCGAGTGGGCCGGCTTCCACAAGCGCGGCATCAGCTCCGATCCGCGCGAACGGGCGGGGCTCCTGTACGATCTCGCGCAGCGGATGGGCTTCGACCCAGCGCGCATCTTCGCCACCAATCGCCAGCAACCGGGCCCGCAGGGCGTGCCGGAAACGGTCGTCAAGGACCCAAATCTCAGATATCTGGCCGAGCAACTTCAACGGCGCGACAGCGACTTTCAGGCGCTCCGCAACGAACTTCAGCAATTCCAGAGAGCCCAGCAGGAACAGCGGGAAGGCGAGATGCTCCAGCAGACCCGTCAAAGCATCGACGGGTACGCGGACGAAGTGGGACCGGACGGCAGAAAACTTCGGCCCTACTTCGACCGCGTCATCCAGCACATCAGCAACGCCTACAAGCTGAACCCCGACACGGACCTCGACCAAGCCTACCAGCAGGCGTGCTGGATGGACCCCGAGGTGCGCAAGGAAATGATGCAGGCGCAATGGAGCCAGCAGAACCGTCAGCAGTCCAACCAGCGGGCGGTGCAGGCGGCGCGAAGCAACGTCAGGGGTCTTACGAGCCCCGTGTCGAAGCCTGCGCCGGAGCGGAAGTCGAACGGAAGCCTGAGAGACACGCTGGAGGCGTCAGCGGACGAGGTCGGCCTCTAAGGAGGCCATCGTGGCTGAACCCACTGTCAACCAGCTCGTCGCGACGACGCTGGCCAACTACCACAAGCAGTTCGCGGACAACGTTGCCAACAGCAACGCCATCCTCGCCCTGCTGAAAAAGGGCAACCGCTTCCGCTCCGTCGATGGCGGTCGCTCGATCAACTGCCCGCTCGTGTACGCCGAGGAAACCTTCGCGTGGTACATGGGCACCGAGCTGCTTTCCCGCGCCGTGAAGGAGACGATCTCGGAGGCCGACTACGAGCCGGCGAACGCGGTCGCGTCCGTCACGCTCAGCGGGCCGGACCTTGCCAAGAACAAGGGCCGCGAGCGCATCCTCAACCTGCTGGAGGGCAAGCTCGATAACGCCGAAGTCACCATGAGCAACAACATCACCAAGGCCGCCTACGGCGACGGCACGGTGGCGAAGTCGTTCGCGGGGCTGAAGGCGATGGTCACCGACGACGGGCTCGGAACCGTTGGCGGCATCGACGCAGCGACATGGACGTTCTGGAAGAACCAGTTCACTCAGGTCGCCCGCGCCACGGGGCTCCAGTACCCGGCGCTCAAGGCGGCGATGAACGCCACTTGGATGAAACTGGTCCGTGGCACCGAGCATCCCGATCTGATCGTCGCAGATGCCGAAATCTACGGCACCTACGAGAGCGGCCTTCAGGAGAACCAGCGCTACGCTGACGCGAGCCTTGGGGCTCTCGGCTTCGAGACGCTCAAATACAAGAGCGCCGCCATCGTCTTCGACGGTGCCGCGACAGGGCTCTCGGGCGCGTATTTCCTGAACTCGAAGTATTTCAAGTTCGAGGTCTATCAGGGTCGCAATTTCGAGAAGCTCGATCTTCCCGACACGTCGCCCGACATGGACGCCGTCACGAACCACATCGGGTTCATGGGCGCGCTGACCATGTCCAACCGCTCGATGCAGGGCCGCTTGTTCGCGAGCGGCACCTGATCGGAGAAGCCCCGGCGGTTTTGCCTGACCGCCGGGGCCCCAACCCCCACAGGAGACACCATGGCCGACACACCGACGCTCGCGCGCTTCTACACCGGCTGGGAACATGCCGGGACCGGCAAGGACGGGATGCCGATCTACCGCAACAACATCATGATCCAGCTCGACCGTCCGCCCTATCTCTCCGTGCGCCGCGTCGCCGAGGAGGTCGATTTCCGAGACCACGCGATGGCTTTCGAGCTGTACCAGAAGGAAGCCCGAGGCCGGGCCTTCGACTACACCGAGGGATACCCCCTTGCGCTCTGGCCGGCGTGCGGCGAGGCGCTGTTCAAGATGTGCGCCGACCGCGACATCTACACCGTCGATGCCCTCGCCAAGGCCAAGACCAAGGACATGCCCGCCGAGCTTCAGGAGCTGGCCGACCGCGCCCAGCAGCTGGTCAAGCTGCAAGGCGGAGCCGCCAAGTACGAGGAGCTGCTGAAAGAGCGCGACGGTCGCATCACGGCGCTTGAGGAGACCGTCGCCGACGCCATGAAGACCATCGCCCAGCAGAAGACGCTGATCGACACCCTCAAGGTGAAGGCGGTTGGCTGATGGCTGCGCTGATCTCCGTCCTTCAGGCCGTTAACGACGCTTCGATGGAGATCGGCATCCGCCAGACCCAACTCACGCAGGCGCTCGGCTCGCGCGACGAGGACGTGGCGCAGATGACGGCGCTGCTGACCTCAGTGGCCGACGACGTGCTGCTGGAGGAGCCCTACCAGAGCTATCTCGGCGACGGCCACTGGCTGCGCTCGAAGGACGGAATACCCCTCACTCGGCCGAAGGAGGACACCGACACGATCCTGTTCGACAGCAGGGTCTGCGTCTGCGGGCTGAAGTACAAATTCCTTCAGGCCAAGGGGCTCGAATTCGGCGAGCAGCTGCGCGATTTCACCACCCGGCTGAACAAGCTCGCGGTGCGGGCCAATGACCGCGTCCTCGATCTCGATCTCGACGGAGGGAGGGTCATTTGAGGGCTCTGCCGTCCCGCTTCTCCGGGCTCAAGCCGGTCACGATCAAGAAACAGCGCGCCTATCTCGCGCACCTGTCGCCGCCCGTTGCCGGCATCGCCGACGACGCCAAGACGGGCGAGAGCGACCAGAAGTTCGCGGGCGTGCTGACCAACTTCACGGTCGAGGACGACCGCATCAAGTGCCGCGCCGGCTACCGCAAGCTCGTCACCATCGCGGGGGCTCCGCCCATCGAGCATCTGGTGCCCTACTATGGCGTCATCGACACCATCGCGGCGGCTGCCGGAGGCTCGCTCTACAACGCGCTCACCGGAGCCTCGATCAAGTCGGGTTTCACCAGCAACGCATGGCACTGGACGGGCTTCGCCAACCTTGGCGACACCCAGTACACGGTCATGGTGAACGGCTCCGACGGCATCTGGTCTTGGGACGGCGGCGCGGTGCCGAACGGAGCCTCCGTCGCGGTCAGCAAGATCGCCAAGAACGCGACGGCTCCCAACTTCGCCATCGTGACCGCCGCGAGCGTGGCGGGCCTCAACGACGGCGACAGCGTGATCATCTCCGGCGGTGCCGGCGATCAGGTGACGGCCAACGGCAACCACCGCATCCGCAACATCAACACGGGCGCGAAGACCTTCGAGCTGGTCAATGTCGTCACGACCTCGTGGGCCGGCGACCAGACCACGGGAACGATGGGCTACGTCCAGCAGGGCTCCGTCTTCAAGGAGGACGTGCGAGCCCCGGCAGGAGCCTCGTGGATCAACCCGAACGCGATGCAGATCGTCGTCGCGCACATGAACCGGCTGTTCTTCGCGGACCTGACGAACCTATGCTTCTACTATCTCCCGCTGATGTCCAAGGACGGCGAGCTGGATGTCTTTCCGCTCAGCGCGATCTTCAAGAAAGGCGGCACCATCCGCGCCATGGCGTCGTGGACGCGCGATGGCGGCATGGGCATGGACGACATCCTCGCGATCTTCACGTCGCACGGCGAAGTCGCGCTTTATCAGGGCGTCGATCCCGACAACGATTTCCAGCTCGTCGGCGTCTACAAGTTCGATCCGCCGCAGAGCCGCTACTGCGTGATGAACTACGGTGGCGAGCTGTACGCGCTGATCCCGACCGGGCTGACGGCGATGTCCACGGTGCTGAAGTCGGGCCGCGAAGGCGTCGAGGCCGCCGACAAGACGGTGGTGAGCCGCTTTCTCGCCAGCTCCATCGTCAACATCGACCGGGGTGGCTGGGAGCTGTTCCTCAATCCGAATACCGGCAGGATGTTCTGCAACATCCCGAAGGGCGGCGGCACCTACGACCAGATGGTCCGCAACATGGCCAAGCCGGCATGGCAGGAGTTCAAATACCTCCCCGCCCGGTGCTTCGGCTGGATACATCCCTACGTCTACTTCGCCGACGACAAGGGCAACGTCTACGAGTTCCACCCGAGCCACCAGAGCGACGACGGGCAGCCGATCCGCGTCGATGTGCAGACCGCGTGGAGCCAGTACAAGACCCCGGCGATCAAGCACTTCAAGATGATCCTGCCGTACATCCTCACCGACGGGAGCCCGCAGCCGATCATCGACGTGAACGTGGACTATGACAGCGCGGAGCCCTTCAACACGCCCGACATCACCGGGGCCGACCCGGCGGACGCGACATGGAACGCGGCGGACTGGGACCTGCCGAATGCGGTGCCGCCGATCTTCGGCGATTTCTGGGTGGGCGGCGCGAAGAACTGGATCAACTGGACGGGCGTCGGCGCGATAGGCCGCGTCGGCTCGATCAGGATGCAGGCGCGCATCCTGAACTGTTCGTTCTCCGTCGCCGGCTGGGACATCCTCTATGAGCGAGGCTCCGTCTTTGGCTAACTCGATCATCTCGGAATACCGCGTGACTTTCGAGCCTCTGGGCAAGCCCGAGAAAATGATGCTTCTCGACCGGCTGGGGCTCGACTTTTCCGGCATCGACTTCGCCAACGACAGCTGGCTGAGCTGCACCGTCTACGGCCCCAAGGGCGTCGCGGTGATCATCGTGTTCGAGATGAAAAGCGACTTCGAGGCTTTCGCCACGGTGGTGGTGGACGACCCCAAGGGGCTCTCGCGAAAACTTCTCACGGCGACCTTCAGAACGATCTTCGACTACGTGAAGCGCGTCACCGTCCACATCACGCCCGACAACAAGGCTGCGCTCGGCCAGATTTGGCGGATGGGCTTCCGCTACGAGGGCTACAAGCGTCGCGGCTACGACGGCGTCCGCGATGCCGTGATCTTCGGGCTGCTGCCAGAGGAGTGTCCTTACCTCCTCGATCAACCCTTCAAGATGCGTCGTGTGAAGGTGACGCATGAACAGCCATTAGGAGTGCAGTGATGGGCGGCCCCACACCTCCAGACCCGCAGCAGCAGGCACAGGCCAATCGCGGCGAGCAGCAATGGGCGTCGATGTACAACGCCGGAGCCTCGAACCCGAACATCTACGATCCGCGCGCCACGATCACCAACAAGCAAACCGGATGGGAGACGGTCACCGATCCCAAGACCGGGCAGACCTACTCTGTCCCGAAGTATTCGCAGACCTACACGATGTCGCCGCAGGAAAAGGCGATCTACAACAAGAACACCGCTGCCCGGTCCGGTGCCGGCGACATCCTCAACAACATGATGGCGAACGCCGGGGGCCAGCTCGGCACGCCCCGTACCGAGCAGGGCCCCGACTGGCGCTACTACACCGACCCCGGCTTCCAGAACGCCTATGGCGAGGAGATCGACCGCCCGGCCATCGAGGCCAACATCATGGAGAGCTGGCGGCGCGGTGCCGAGCCGGCCCGCCAGCAACAGCTCGCGCAGGCGGCGGCTGCCGGCAACATGCCCGGCGGCAAGTACCAGTTCCGGCAGGACCAGTTGCAGGCCGACCAGCTCGCCGAGGCGACGCGGCAGGCCAACCTGCAATCCTTTGGTATGTCCAATGAGGCGATGCAGCTGCGCAATCAGGCGCTGCAAAAGGACTGGGAGAACCAGAACCTGATCGCCGACCAGAGCAATGCGACGAAGATCGCCGAGAACAAGCTCATGGAGGAGTTGCGCTCCGGCACCATCAACGAGCTGGCGGCGATGTTCGGACTGGTGCAGCCGGAGTTCATCAACATGCCCGGCTTCAACACCACGCCCGTGCAGGGCACCGACGTGGCCGCGCTCCAGCAGAAGCAATACGAGCAGAAGAAACAGAATTACAGCGACATGCTGTCGGGCATCTTCGGGCTCGGCACCAGCGCCCTCAAGTTTGGGCTGGCGTAGGAGGCCACGATGGGAACACCACCCAACAAGGACATGCTCGCCGGAGCGCAGGGCACCGACCGCTACAAGCAGTTCCAGTCGAACCTCGCCAACTCGGGGTTCGGCAACTGGACGAGGCCGACGACGCCACCCGACCCGGCCACGCTCGCGGCGTGGCAGAAGCTGGTGCCGGGCTCGGGCGTACAGGTCAACGCCGGCACGCCTCCTCCCACGGTGCCGGCCGGGGCTCCGCTTCCCCCGACGACGAATGATGCGGCGATGGGGCCCTCGTACATGCCGGCGCAGCCGAGCATGGCGGGGGCTCCAGTCAACTCCGCGCCACCGCCGGCTCCGGCAGCGCCCAAGGCTCCGACGCCGAAGAAACCGACGACGCCCGACCCGGCGAAAAGCACCGGCATCGATCCCAAGATACAGCAACAGGCTTGGGATATGTTCATGCGCGGCGGGAGCATGGGCGGCGGTTCCTACGGCTACAACGCAGCCACGTCGAAGGCTTTCGGCGACGCGCAGCGGCAGATGCTGGCCTTGGGCCAGAACGCCAACCCTGAGACCAAAGCCATGATCTCCGCGCTCAACCAGCGCATGGTCGATCAGTTCAACCGCACCCGTGGCGGTGCCCGTCAGGGAGGGAGCCGGTAGATGCCCCTATTCGATCAAGGCATGATGCAGGGGCAGGACCCACGGGGTCTGCTCGCAAAACTGATGATGCTCCTGCGCGGCGGGCCCGGTGGTCCCAGCGCGGGGCAGCCTCCGGCTCCGGGCGGGGCTCCACCAACCGATATGTCCATGGCAGGGCCATGGGGTGCCGGCATTCCTCCCACGCCGACACCGACGCCTCGCCCGGAACCGAGCGTCCAGCCGGTGCCGGTCCCGCAGCAGCGTCCGACGCAGCGGCTCAACAGAGGGCAATACTAGGTGGCACGGTCGCGCTCCTCCATCTTCGACAATGTCGATCCCGCACTGGTCAGGCTCATTCAGAGTATGCCGCAGTTCGGGAAGTATGGCGTGCGCGCGACTTCGGGGTATCGTGCCGGCGACACCCGCTACCACGGCAAGGGCGGCATCGGCAGGGCTCTCGACGTGGAGCTGTTCGACCCGGCCTCCGGCACGGCGCTCGCCAACTACCAGAACCCGGAGAACTTCGCTGCCTACCAGCAACTCGCCAACGCCCTCTACCAGCAGGCTCTCAAGACCGATCCTGCACTTGCCCAGAAACTCCGCTGGGGCGGCTACTTCTCGGGCGAGCCCGGCAAGTACGGAGCCCTCGACCTCATGCACTTCGACGTGGCTGGCGACGAGACAGGGATGGCTGGGGGTTCTTGGGCCGGCGGCCTCACGCCGGAGCAGGCGAAAATCTGGGGCCTGACTGCCGGCGGCGGCATCGGCGGCGACATGACGGGCGGCGCTGCCGGCGCGCAGCAGCTCGGCCCGGCGATGCCGAAGTCGGTGACCAACTTCTCACCCGAGCAGCGTCGCAATGCCATCGCCTCCATCGAGAGCGCTGGCTCCGGCGACTACGGAGCCCTTGGCCCGATGACTGGCGGCGATCCCTCCAGCCGTGACCGCGCCTATGGTCGCTATCAGGTGATGGGCAGGAACGTCCCGGTGTGGACGAAACAGGTCTTGGGCCGGGCGATGACGCCTCAGGAGTTCCTGAAAGACCCCAAGGCGCAGGACGCCGTCTTCGACAAGATTTTCGGCGAATACGTCCAGAAGCACGGCGAGGAAGGCGCGGCCTCGATGTGGTTCACCGGACGGCCGGACGCCTTTGACGCCAAGGACGTTCTCGGCACCAGCGGCGGCTCGTACATCAAGAAATACATGAACGCTCTGACCGGGCAGGCCCCCGGCGGCGACACGAGGACCTATCCCGACCAGAGCCCTGCGACCGCCGTTGCCGGAGCCGGCCCGAGCCCCGATCAGGGCGGCAAGGAAAAGGACTTCGGGCTCGGCGATCTCTTGGAAAGCGCTGGCGGCATATTCGGTGCCGGCAAGGGCGGACAACAGCGCAGCACCGGCATGATGCGGACACTGATGCCGACGCAGCCAATAACGACAGCGGGCATCCAGTCCTCCACCGCGATGACGCCGGAGGCGGCGAACGCGCGACTGCAACTGGCGCTTCAGCGTCTGAACACGGGAAAGCTCTGGGGCTGATCCATGGCCATAGAACGCAACACAGGATACCGCGACCCGCACAAGGCTTTGACGCTCAAGGCGCTTCAGGAACGCCAGAAAGCAGCGGCTGCTGCCTTCGCCGGATCGGGCGGCATGGATCAGATCAGCACGCCGTTCGCGGGCGCGGCGAACATGCTCGACGTACTCGGCGCGAACCGCGCGCAGCGCCATGCCGACGAAGCCGAGGGCTCCGCACGGGCCCAGCTCGCGCAGATCATGTCGGGTGTCAAACCACAGGGCGCGACCACGGAACAGCTTGCCCAGATCGGCACCTACGATCCCGAGCTGGCGAAAGCTCTGCGCGAGGAGCTGGAGCGCAAGCTGACGCTGGAGGACACGCAGCAGCAGCAGACCTCCGAGAGACTGGGCTCGCAGGATTTCACTGCCGGCGAGAGCCAGCTCACCCGCGAGCAGCAGACCAAGCTTCAGGAGGACACGCAGGCCGAGGCTCGCACCACGGCGGAGACGCTTGCCAAGACACAGGCCGAGAAGGCTCGTCTCGATGCCTCGCTGTCGTCGGATGAAGCCAAGGTGCGTGCCGAGCTTGCCGCTGGCACCATCGATCAGACCGAGGCGGATCGCCGGCTGCAAGAGATCAGCAGGCAGAAGGAAGCGACCTACCAGTCCACCAAGCCCGACATCTATGGCGGCATGGTTCGCGCCGACCAGCTCAACCCCGAACTCAAGGGCACGCCAGAGGGCGAGGTGCTGGTTCAGGAGAACTTGGACAGCAGCAAGGTCGAGCCCGTTCTCGGCACGCCCTCGACCAAGATCAACGTCGGTGGCGAGCAGACCAAACTCGACGAGCAGATGGATGTCGAGGAAGCCAAGAACTGGAATGCGTTCCAGCAGGCCCGTGATGTCGCCGGTCAGCAGATGGGCGACATCAAATTGCTCGGCGAGCTGACCAAGATCGCGCCGCAGGGGCCGATCATCGGCAACCTCGCTCAGCTTCCGGTCCTGCGGAATTTCTCCAGCGCGGGCGCGGCGTTCCAGAGCATCGTCAACCGTGTCGCGCCGACGCTGCGCGTCGCGGGCTCCGGCTCCACGTCCGACCTCGAATACACCGGGATGCTGCGGAGCCTCACTAATCTCGGCAACTACCCCGAGGCCAACAACCTGATCCTTGGGATGATGCAGGCCAAAGCGCAGATCAACATGGATCGCGGCAACGCCATCGACGCCTATCGCAACGGCCAGCTCACGCAGCCGCAGCTGAGGGCGAAGCTTCAGGAGATCAACCAGCGCTCGATCATGACGCCCGAGCTACAGGTGCTGCTCGACAAGGTCGGGCCCGACGAACTCTCGGACGTGGAAGCCGAGCAGGGCTCCAGCGACGTGGACGATCTGATCAGACAAGCAAACGAGCCGTGACATGGCAACGCTTCAGGAAATCGAGGACGCCATCCGCGTCGCTGCCGGGAAAGGCAACAAGGAACTCGTCCGCAAGCTCGGAGCCGCGCGCGAGCAGATGATCGCCAAGGGCGTCGGTGGTGGCAAGGCCGCAGCGCCGCCAGCCACCGAGGGCACCGACGAGCCGGGGCTCCTCCAGCAGATGTTCGACGTGCGCAGTCCGAGTACCGGCGAGAGCTACATCTACGGCAACAGGCCCAAGCCGCAGGTCATAGACGACCTGATGCGTATCGGCGGCGACACCGCATCGCGCGGTCTTACCGACAAGCTGACCAACACCGCCAACCTGACCGAGGCCGCGCGCGAGCGCACGCCCGATTTCATCGAGGCTCCGCTGGACATCACCACAGCGGTTGTCACCTCGCCCTACCGCGTCGGCAGCATGGCTGCCGGCGGTGTGGCGGGCGGTCTTGAGGGCGGGCTCAGCGAGTACGGCCACCAGAAGGACTGGGTGCCGAGCGCGAAGGGCATGGAGGACATCGCCTATGAGAGCGGCAAGGGAGCCCTGCTGGGCTCTGGCGCGGCCAAGGCCGGCGAGTGGCTGGGCAAGTTCTCCAATGCCTTCAGGAAGCAACCCAAGATCGGCACCGAGGACGAGCTGGCGACCGCTGCACAGCGGGCGGAGAAGCGGCAGGCCGGCGGCAAGAACATCAGTCCGCGCAGCGAGGATGTCATCGCCCGCAACGCGCGCATGGAGGCGGCCAAGATGGCGCAGGCCCAAGGGCCTGAAGCCTTCGAGAAGATGCTGTCGGGGATGGACGCAGGGAAGTGGCCCATCGACGAACGGCTGCTGCTGGCGCAGCTCGCCAATCCCAAGAACATGACGGGCAAATTCGTGGAGGGCGCAGGCAAGATGCTGCGCCGCAAGTCTCCCTTCGGAGCGATCCCTGTGATCGGCACGGGCGTCGAGATGGTGGGCGGCGGCATCAACGCGCTGTCCAAGGGCTCCAAGCAGTTCGAGGCTCTCAAGGAAGCCATCCTCGACGTGACCGGCCAGCTCAAGAAAAACAAAGCCAACGTCGAGCAGGGTCGCGAGTACCTCTCGAAAACTGTCGTGGGTGCAGGCAAGACCGACGAAGACCGGAAGAAGAAGCGGCGGTAGGAGAGCCCCATGCCTTTCGACAGCTCCGGCACGTTCAATCGCCTGCGCTCGTGGGTAGCCGATGCTGCCGCAGGCATAAAGATACGTGCAGACTACCACGACGACGAGGACAACGGCTTCGCCGCTGGGCTTTCTCAATGTATTACTAAAGATGGCCGGACGCAGCCGACGGCGAACCTTCCGATGAATGCCAAGCGCATCGTCAATCTCGCCGAGCCGGTGGCGGCCAACGACGCCGCGACCAAGGCGTATATCGACGCGGCCATCGTCGCCGCCAAGACCGAGATGACGATGCCGCCCGGCGTGATGATGCCCTACACCAAGACGGGCACCTACCCGGCCGGCTGGCTCTACTGCAATGGCGCGCAGGTCTCCCGCGCCACCTACAGCAACCTGTTCGCGCTGATCGGTACGACCTTCGGTGCCGGCGACGGCGCGACGACGTTCCACCTTCCCGACATGCGCGGGCGCTTCCCGAGAGGCTGGAATGACGACGCCACGCTCGATCCGGCGCGCGTCTTCGGCTCGATCCAGACTGACGATTTCGAGGCCCACACGCACACCGCCACGACCGGCACCGAGAGCGCCGACCACGTCCATCAGGTCTACGGTAATACGGCTGTTGACGGCGTGCACGACCACGCGACGGTCGGCACCAACATCGGTGTCACCCGCACACCGGCCAACAACGCTTCCGGCTCCGCCGCCTCGTCGGGCAGCGACCCCGTCCCGTCGTCGAGTTCGGCGCATTACCACAGCATCAATTTCTATTCGCAGGGCCGCAGCGCCGCGCACACGCACGCTGTCACCGTCAATGCCGTGGGCGGACCCGAGACCCGGCCCCACAACGTCGCTCTCGCTTGGATCATCAAGACATGAGCATCAACCGCGTCGTCTACATCAACCCGGTCGAGCCCCAGCTCATGTCGCTGCGGGCAGCCATCGGGCTGCCGACCGTGGTCAACGTCCACTTCAGGAACAGCGACGACACGCCCTACGCCATCGACGTGGCGGCGCAGCTCCAGATCATGCCGCGCAGCCAGTTCGGGCACGGGCAGGTGTTCGCGGTGCCGGCGACGAACCGGCCGCAGGGGCAGGCGCAGTTCCTCATTCCGCAAGACACACTGAACGACCCGAACGGCTACCGGATGCGGATGGTCGGCACCTACGAGGGAGCCCCGATCCTGATCGCCGTCGGCGACATCTTGCCGATGGAGGCTCCGAGCATACAGGCACTGCCGGAGGACGCCATCGACCAGATCGCCATCACCATCGAGAGGGGAGGCGATTTCATCCTGTACATGAGGCTCTGGCAGGACACCGCCAAGACGATCCCGATGGACATGACCGACGCCAGCGTAAGCGCCACGGTCGAGATCAGCCAGACGGACGGCACCGTGCTGGGCAACTTCACCGTCGCCACGGGCTCCGACCCGGCGAGCTACGTGCTGACCTTGGCGCAGGCCATCGTGGACGTGCTTCCGGGCTCGTGCTGGTGGCGGATGCGGCTGACCAAGACCGCGACCGGCACCACGACGCTGGCCGAGGGCTCCTGCACGGTGGTTGACGCTATCTGATGGTGGTCAAGGTCGAAATCTCTCAGGGCGGCAAGAAAGTCACGGCTGACGCCGTCGTGACCGTCGAGCAGCCGACCTATCCTGTTGGGGCTCCGATCCCCGACGTGGGTCTGGTCGAGCTTTCGACGTTCAACCCGACGGAGTTAATTCCGGGCCCGCGCGGCTCGCTGTGGTTCACGGGCTCCGGGGCTCCGACGCTCGTGGATATGTCCGAGGGAGACATGTACCTCGACGACGCCACCGACCAAGTGTGGCGGTGGACGAGCGGAGCGTGGATCAACACCGGCACCGACATCACCGGACAGCAGGGTCCTCCCGGCGTGGACGGTTCGCCGGATACCCCTGCCCAGATTTTGGCCAAGCTGGTCACCGTGGACGGCGCTGGGAGCGGTCTGGACGCCGACACACTGGATGGACTGGACAGCCTCTACTTCGCTTCAGCGGCCTCCCTAGCGACCGAGACGACCAATCGCACCAACGCCGACACCGCGCTTCAGACCAACATCAACGGCAAGGTCGCCAAGGCCGGCGACACCATGACCGGCGGTCTGGTCACAGTGGCGTCGGCGACCGGCGGTGCCGGCCTCAACCTTCCGCATGGCGCGGCTCCGAGCGCGCCGGTCAATGGCGACATCTGGACCACGACAACCAATCTCTCATGGAGACAAAACGGCGCGACCTACAACGCCATGAACCTGAACGGCGCGCAGCAGGTCAGCGGGGTCAAGACGTTCACCGCGGAACCGATCATGCCGGTGCCGGCAGCGGGCGGAGCCTCGATAAGGCTCCCGCATGGCGTCGCACCTTCGGCTCCCGTGGATGGCGATCTCTGGACGACCAGCGCCGGGATGTACGTGCGGGTGAGCGGCGGCACCGTCGGCCCCATTGGGGCTCCACCCGATCTCTCGGCCTATGCGCCGCTGGCGAGCCCGACCTTCACGGGCGACCCCAAGGCTCCGACGCCGGCAACCGCTGACAACGACACCTCGATTGCGACGACCGCCTACGTGAAGAACGTCGTCGCGGCGCTGCCGCCGAGCGGCATCCCCGAGGCTCCCAACGACGGCCAGCAATATGCCCGCCAGAGCCTCGCGTGGGCTGCTGTCGCCATCCCGCCCTCGACCTCGATGGCGGATGCGCCGCCAGCCTCCCCACAGCCGGGACAGCTCTGGTACGAGACCGACACCGGGGCCCTCTACATCTGGTTCAACGACGGCACGTCGAGCCAGTGGATACAGATCGCCGGCCCAACGACCGCGCCTGAGATCGCGCCTATGGCGCAGTGCTACCTGACGACAAGCGGCGCTAACCTCCTGTTGCAGCGCGAGAACGGCAACAAGCTGCTGATCAACGGCAGGAACGAGACAATCCCGGCTGCTGGCGTCACGCTCGCGCCGACCGGGCTGGCGGCGGCGACGACCTACTGGATTTACGCGGCGATGGTCGCTGGCGTGATGGTGCTGGAAGCCTCGACCACCGCCCCCGCCGCCGCAGATGCCACCTACGGCTTTCGCTTCAAGACCGGAGACGCCAGCCGCACCTTCGTCGGCGGCTGGCGCTCTGCCGCAGCCGGTGCGTGGGACGCCGACCGCTGCCGTGGCGCAAGCTGGTTCAACCCCAAGGCCAAGTCATCCTTCGCCGGCAACATCAGCCCGACAACGGCCAGCAACGGCTGGGTCGAACTCAGCACGTCGCTGCGGGTGGACTGCATGTGCCTTCTTGGGCGCGAGGTGCGGACCACGTTCCAGTACACAGCCCAGTGTTCCGTCGCGACAGCCGACACCTACACCACCATCGGCATAGACGGCGTCAGCGGCATCCTGCCCAACATGCGCCCGGCTCGCCCCAGCGGGACGGCAGGCAGCGAGCAGATGCCGTCGTGCATCACCGGCTACCTACTGCCGACCGAGGGGCTCCATTTCTTCACGGCTCTCGGCTACGTCTCCGCGACCAACACCGGAACGTGGGCAACGGCTTGGATGGAATGCACGATATGGGGATGAAGGCGCTTGTTTGACTTCCCGAACTCACCCTCTGTCGGTCAGGTCTACCAGCCTGCGGGCGGGCCGTCGTGGACGTGGGACGGCACGGTCTGGAAGTCGTACCAGACGAACGGCGAGACGGCGATTGCGCGCACCTTCATCCCCGGCTCGCAGAGCGGTGCGACGACCTACGTCTACAACAAGCCGGCGAACCTCCGGCACCTTGAGTTCGAAGGTGTCGCAGCCGGCGGTTCCGCAGGCGGCTCGGCAGCAGCCGGTGCCGGCACCTACGGCTTCGGTTCCGGCGGCGGTGGCGGTGCGTGGGGCAAGAAACTTTTCACGGCGGCGCAACTGCCGTCGTCGGTGACAATCACCATCGGGGCTCCCGGCGCTGCCGTCTTCAACGCCGCAGGCATCAACGGCATCGACGGCGCGGCCACGACTTTCGGTTCGCTGATCACACTACCGGGAGGTCTG